TTTCTATAACATGAAAGAGTACAACACCTACGAGGACGAAGTGATCACTGCCGTTGATAAGTCAGCGGGTACCATCACTGTCGGCCAGGCTCCTACTGCTACGTTCATCGGCGGTCAGGACAAAGTGGTCATGCGGAAGAAGTTCATACAGGACAATGAGTTCCTGTTATTCAGCGATACCCAGAACGGGCAGAAGGTTGCCGAGTTCATGGAAGCTCCTTATGGAACTTCCCGTCGGTGGGGTTTCTTTGCAGACACCAACGATGAATGGGATCCTGAAGGTGTGTGGCTGAGAGTGCAGGATAAGGGTCTTCCTGTTCTGTACTACCCGGACACCGTTTACAGAATCACGACCCATGATCTTGCCGAGTATTAATCGGCGCCAAGGAAGAGGAGGCAATCAACATGGTTAAAGTTGAACTGCTAGTAAATCTGAAAGTGAAAGATGGTAGAATCATTGATGCGGGAACTATTTACACCGATGAGCATGGCCCCATTCCTGATTTTATCATCAGAAGGTTAAACCGGGGGATGGCCAGAATCTTATCGGGTTCTGTCCTCCCCCAGGTAAATACTTCGGAAGTGAAAACTCAAAGGGAAGCGACAACTTCTCCTGAGCTACAGCCAAGTGGCCCGCCCCCGAAAGCTCCGAAGAAACCACCTGTAAAGGTGCAGAATCAGCAAGGCCCGGCTTCTACGGATCAAGGAGTTGCAAAAAACGCAAAGCCGGCAGTTCGTAAACCGATCATTAAGAAGAAATAAAGGGGATCATCATGGCGGCAAAGAAGAAGACTCCAAAGAAAGGGTTTCCCCCAAAGAAAGGTGACATGGACTCTAAGAACGATAAGTCCATGAGCAAAAAGAGCAAGGGTAAAAAGAATTGCTAATGGGAGGTTGTTATGGCTACAGAGTTAAACGATTCCGACGAATTGACGGATGCTTTGAAAATACAGCTCTCTACTCTGGCCACTCTCATTACCGACGATGGGTATGAACTCGTAAGTGACACCGTTGTGCAAGAGCTGGGGTGGGACTATCCAGTTACCACCCCAGCTAAGGTGTTGTGGATGATCAAGCGGGGAACACGACATTCCCTCAATCTTCTCCGTCTAGCGTCGGCTAATAAGTTCAAGTACAAGTTAGTCAATCTTCAAAACAGGTTTGAGCATTTCCAAAAACTCATTGAAGATATGGACAAAGAGTTTGCCGATGCCATGATAGCTGAAGCCTCTTTGTTTTCAGATACTCCGCTGTATGCTTTATTCGGTACAAAGATAGACGCAGGTTTCTCTTACCGCAAAGACGGTAAAGACGAAACCTATTTTGAGGATAGATATGTCAACTTTAGTCCGATGGAGGCATAATGGCAAACGGTCTAGGTCCAGATATTGCGGAGGTGTACGAAGAGCTTGGCAGTGATGCCACTATAGTAAGTCGTACTCCTCCCATTACTGGGGAACGTGTCATCTATGACATTAACTCCCAAGCAACCAAACCCTTTATCAGGGAACACCATGTAGACGCTTCTTTCCCATACAATACCGAACTTCTTGCTGGAGATATTGTTTATATCCTGAAGTCTGATAGATACTACATGGCTATGAACAAAACTCCGGAGATGTTTGAAGATGAAATAGTGGAATGGAGTGTTGTTCTTTACCTTTGCAATTTGCCAAGTACGGCTCATCTTCTCAGACCGATTGAAATTCGGGATAGCACCACTTTGAAGATGATCAATAGTTGGGAAGTTGTAGTGGATGATCCAATGTACGGTTTGTTGTCCGATAGAATTTTTGGATCGGCTCTTGATCAAGAAACTCCGAAAGTAGGTCAGTTCCCCGTATGGAGAATGGATTTATATGCTCCCAAATCATACGGAATAAAACCCTTAGACAGACTTGTTATTTCGGAAACTGAATACTACAAAGTGGAAGCCGTTGAATCTTACAATTATCCCGGCTGTGTTGTTGCTTTAATTGTCGAGGATACTCGGCCTGCTACAGTGTTTTTGGAAGGGGACGTTTACGATGGTTAAAATCTCCGTAAACCGATCTGATCTTACCCGAATACTTGCAGCCATTGACAGGGTAGCGGCAGTGGTAAATGCCTATTCTAAAAGCATTCCTGAAGAGAGTGCCAGAGAATACACAGATACCATAAAGTCAAACATAACCACTCAGAAATACGGAGACTTTGGTAAACCCCATAAGAAATGGAAGAAGGGTAGTGCGAATGAAAGCATGTACTGGTTGTGGTTAGGGACTGTTTTAAAGTCTATTACTCCCAGTCAGCTAAATTCTCCTGCAGGGTTTATTCGATGGTTTGTTGGGATCAAAAGCACAGGAACAGGTTTAGCAAATCCTTCTAGCGGAACAACTGCTACAGCTAATAAGAGGATAATTGTAAAACCTAAGCTTAATCCCCAACAGCAAAGAACAAAGTCGATGCTAAAGGAACAGGCTGAAGCGAGGAAAGCGGCTTCCACAGGAGTAAAGGTTTTCTCCAAAGAAGAAATAGCCGCATACAGACCACAAAGCGGTAAGAAAACAGGAACAATGCTTGCAGGAGCAAAAACATTAACTTTGGGTCACCAAGTAATTCAGAGGAAAATAATCTCTGATACGAGTTGGAATTAAAATGCCAAGAAAGAACCCAGTACCAAGAGATCCTAAGAAGTATGCCCCTGCTGTAGAAAAAGACAGACCGTTGTTTGAATGGACTTTGAGGGATTACAAGTCGAAATTTGTGGCTAAAGTAGCCATAGCTGGAAAAGCCATCTTAGCGGCGTGGAAGTGATTATGAATCTGAATCCATTATCAAGAGAGGCAAATGCGAAAACTTCAGTTAAGAAGTATTTCATAGATGCCCTTGGTTCTTCGGTAACCTTCGATACGTCACTTGCCAGTCCTGATTTGCGTGTTCAGGGCATTAGTGCTGTTCAACAATGGTACAACATAGAATTTGGGGAGTTCGGAAGATCCGAGTTAAATGAGTATTTATTTGATGCCTACATGCTATCAAGGCAAGATCCAGAAGGAGTTAAGTTAGCAGAAATTACGGATGTCATGATGGATCTCCTTGTAGATTCTACCAAGACAGATGGTATGAAAAGAATACCATTGTATGATATAAGCTTAACCCCTTGGTCACAAATCGCTTCAATGGTAGTACAAGACATTTGGGATGCTCCAATTCTTGATACTGTAGAAGACGAAACCAAAATAAAGATTTTATCAGTGAGGTTGAGATGGGGAGCGGCAATGTAGGAATCGGCGGAACAACTTTTATCACTTGTATCAAATGTGGTAAGAAGTTGATCGAAAGAAGGCCGAATGGTTTATGGCATTTTATATTTGGTAAGCCAGGGGGGAATGGAGAAGGTTTCATTCCTGTTGAAATGTTTATTCAAGGTAACATAAAAATGAAGTGCTTGAGACGGACTTGCGGTCATTGGCAAACTCTCAATTACTTCCCTAATGTACTACAATCTGAGGGAGATGCCCCCGAAGCCGACTGTACAGTAAAAAGAAGTAACAACACATCATCACTTAAGGAGGTTTAACATGGCTTTAACACGTTCAGGTCCCTTAACCCGAAATCCTCAGGTTGTAGCTTTGGGACTGGCTCAGATCCGTGTAGGAGTGGCGGCAACTAACATCGCTAATACCGGTGCAGCTTTACTTGCCGCGGCTTCGATCGGTGCTCTAGCCAACACAAAGTTTACAGGAAAGACGGATTATTGGAAATTGGAATCTGGGTTCCCCCTTCTGGAAGATATGTCCCTGCCCATCAGGGAGTCTTGTATTCTTGAATGCGGGTTCAAAGAAATTTCAATGGCCAATCTCCAGCTTGCCCGAGGTATCGACCCGTCTGATGAGTATTCGGACACAAACATTGCTCTCGGTGGTCTCGTTGCCCCCGAGTTCGTCCGTATGGAAGCAGTGTACACGTTCCCGGATAACCTCAGTCAGATGGTCATCATCTTCCCCAGAGCCAACGTCGTGAGTTCGATGGAAATTGATCTCAAGGCAGAGGACGCCGCAGTTGTTCCAATTACGTTTGAAGCGAAACGTGCGGACTCGGGAATCACGTCAGGAGGTAACTCCGCGTGGGATGCGATGCCCTTGGGTTCCATCATCTTCCTAACAGGAGCAAGCATGGTGTAACAGCAACAACAGGTATAACTCAACCTTCCCGGAAGCTAACTTCCGGGAAGGATTCTCTCAAAGGAGAAATGACTATGGACGAAGACAAAAGCATGAATCCCGATATTACCGATATTACTTACGGGAAAAAAGAATTGAAAACCCTTGCATTATATCCTCTCTCTGTTGGTGACCAGTTCAAAGTAACGAACATGATCACAGAAATCGTAAAACAATTGGTTGAGAACAAGGGAGCCGTCGGAGACTTTGCTTTTATGCAATCAGTCATGATAGCTCTTGAGAAGAATCTAGGAAAGATTCTTTCTTTGGTAGCGGATATTGAAGAAGCCGAAGCCAATGATATTGTGAATAGTTTAACCAATACTCAGTTGGTTTCCATCATTGAGGTCATCTGGGCAGTAAATTATGAGCCTGCATTAAAAAAAGGTCAGGACCTCTTCGATCGGGGGAAGCAACTATTTGCTTCGAGGAGGTCGTCTCCGAGTTCCTCCAGTGCTACCCCCAGTACCGACTTGAAGACATTTACAGAAAATCCTACCGAAAAGGTGGGATAGCTCTTTGTCAATTGACGATACTTTATGAGTTTGCAGTAGAGCGGAAAGTCCGTGATATGAAGTTTTCTGCTGTACTGCATGGGGCAGATCCAAAAGAGATTGAAGATGCGGAAATGCCAACACCCAAAAATATCAAAGATAATCTGCTATTCGGAGATCCGGCCGACTATGCGAACATGCCCGAGGATACGAGAAAAGAACTGTCTGAGAAAATGAGGGCTAAGTATTTCAAGTTTGCTGGGGTAAAAGACGATGGCAGATGAAACTAAAGAATTGGGGTTGGGGGTACTATTCCAAGCCGCAGTTGGTAACTTTGCTAAGGATCTTGATCTAGTCAAGGAACAACTCAAAAAGGTTGTCACTGACATAGAGGCTTTAAACAAGACAGCGGCGGAAGGTGCTGATAAGGTTGCGAAGGCTCAAGCTAAAGCCGCTGAAGCCGCAAGAAAAGCCGCTGAAGAGACAAAGAAATCTTCGGGAGAAGCAAAAGCAGGAGCAGAGGCTGGGGCCAAAGCTCAGGAAGCTTTAGCTTCTGCCACCGAAAAAACCACAGCCGCTTTAAAAGAACACGGTCGTAGTTTAGCTCAAGTCCGAACGGATATGCAGGGCTTGGCGGCTCACACCACTTCACAGATTGCCGCCTCCAGAATGTCTGGAGATGTCTACGAATCCCTTAGTAAAAAACTGAAGTCTGCTTCCGGGGAGACTATACAATACCGAACAGCTCTTGCTGGAGCCGCTGTAGAGGCAGGGACTTCCACTATTCGTTTTAACCAATTGAGTGGAGCCCTTCTAGCCAATGAGAAAACCCTTCTTCAGACAGAGGCCGCTTTTGGTAAAGTAAGAGCCCAGTTTGGTGCAAATGCTTTGCCCAAAGATTTGAAAGATTGGGCTACCGGCGTTGACCGTCTGAAGTTAGCTCATGCCACTCTTAACGGAGAACTCTTTAAAGCAAATGGTATCGTTATTGATACAAAGTCCAAATTCATGGACTTTCAGAGAACGATATCCACCCTCAAAGAAAACTTTGGGGACAGTGCTTGGGCCGCTACAGAAATGGATAAACGACTTGGCTCTTATGTCAAGACCATTGCTCAAGCTAAAACAGAGTTAGCCAACTACACAAGAGATCAAATACCTTTCAATAAGTACATGACGGAAGCTTCCAAAGCTGTCGAGAATGCTTCCATCAACATGAGCAAATTGGGGTTAGCTGGGGAGAAATGGGCGGCTGGTGTAGACAAAGGATCTGTAGCCACAGCCTTCATGAACAATCAGCTTATCAATGCCAATGGCACTTTGCTTCAAGCTGGTAAGACTTTTGCCCAGACCGAGCAGGAAGTATCTAAGATAGAAAGAACCTTTAAGAAATTGGGAGCTGAAACCTTCGGGGAGATCAGGTCTCAATTAGGAACCACTATCACTTCTTTGTCCGACTACAAGAACGCTTTGCAGACAGCTTCGGACAAAGGGGTAATTGCTCGGACATCCATTGAAAATCTCAATAAAGTTCATGCAGAACTCAGCAAAATTGTTGGGCTAAGTGCTACCGCTCATACTAATTTAGCAGAGTCCGTGGCTAAAGGTGGTCTGTCTGTCGAGCAGGCTGTGAGTGCAGGAAAGAAACTTGTAGCCAATCATCTTGATGCAAAAGCCGCCACAGAAGGATATGCTTCTCAAGTAACAAGACTATCGGCTCATTACCAAGAGCTTTTGACTTCTTCCACTTCTTATGCCGAAAGTGCTAAGAAAGTGGTATCGTCCATGAAGTCCGGGTCCGACGGAATGTATGTTGCTAATGAGGAGCTGAAGAGACTTAATGCCCAGTTTGTTGCTTCTAAGAAGGAGATAGAAACCTTCAACACAGCCGTTAAAACCTTAGGGGAACAATCTCCTAAGACAGCTTCTTTTATCAAAGACATAACGGCTCAAGTGGATAAGGGGTCTTTGTCTCATGTAGAAGCCACAAAGAAAATCAATGAGCATTCTGCGGAACTCAAGAAGCTGGGGGTAGAAGCTAATAGGGTTACAGGATTCTGGAATAACTTAAACAGCAAGCTTGTTGGAGGGGGTGCCGCCGCACACGCCGCTACAGATTATATGTCTAAGTTAGGGCAGGCTGTGGCAAGTCTAGCGGCGTGGATTCCAGCCGCTCTTATTATCGGGGGGTTTACTCAAGCTGTAACCGGAGCCATTGCCGCTATAAGTGATTTTGATCAAGCTCTCAAAAGCTTGCAAGCTATCTCCGATGGTACTGAAGCTGAAATCTCTTTGTTAGGAAAGGAAATGCTTAAGGTTTCCGATCAAACAAAGTATTCGGCTTCCGAGATTGCTAAAGGGGCTATTTACATAGCTCAGGCTGGTTTTACTGCTGGGGAGTCTTTGCAAGTCATATCCGCCGCGGCTCGTGGTGCTCAGGGAACTCTGGAACCTCTGACTACCGCCGCAGATTTGCTCACCACTGTTTTGAGAGCTTTCCATATAGATGCAAGTCAATCTGCACAGGTCATGGATATGTTGGCTATGGCCGCCAATAAATCTAAGACAGACCTTGAAGGAATGAAGGTTGTCTTTAACTACTTAGGACCTGCCGCTTACTCTGCTGGAATAAAGCTAAACGAAACTCTCGGTACGATCATGGCTCTGTCCAACGTAGGTATGAGAATGTCCACAGTTGGTACCAGTTTGAGACAGGTTTTCATCGGACTAGAGAATCCAAGTGCAAAACTGAAAGCCGCTCTTAAAGAAGTAGGAATGACTGTAGAAGATTTGAGTGTACGGAAGTTAGGGTCTGATGGTAGACCTCAAGGACTCGTTCCTGTTCTTCAGAATTTAGACAAAGTGGTCAAAGGTAGTCTTACAAACTCGGTGCAGTTCTTTAATGTAAGAGCAGGTAATGCGGCTCTTGTTATCTCCCAAATGAATGAGCATGTGGCCCAAATGATCGAGTTTACTCGGCAGTATGGAGCCGCAGCCGTAATGGCAGGAACACAGTCTGAAGGTATGGCTGTGAAGATGGCTACCTTGAGCAACCAGTTCCAAAACTTTCTTATAAGGTTAGCCGAAGGTGGACCGACAGAAGCTTTCAAGTTATTGCTTGATGCGGCTAAAGCCGTGATAAGCACTATTGATTTCTTAGTCAACAACACCTTTACAAATTTCTTGCTAACCACAGGGCTGATGTATGTAGCCATAAGTCAGTTAGCTTCTATTCTCAAGTCTGTTGGTGCTTCTTTAGCCGCATGGGCTTTGGGAGCCGGAGCTTCTGCGGAAGCAATAAAATTGAGTGGAGTTATCAGCGGTCTAAGTGCCGCTTGGTCCAGACTTGTGCCTATTATAGTAAGTTCTGTGACAGCCATGGCCCAGGCTGTTGTTCAATTCATAGTAATGGCTTCTCAAGTGAGTGCTACCACAGGAATAATTAATATTTGCACAAGTGCGTGGAATGCTCTAACAGCGGCTTTCCTGAGAAGTCCGATAGGCTGGCTTATAGCCGGTCTTTCCGTGCTTGCGGCCATTTTGTACACAGTAGCCACCAGTAGTGAGAAATACAGCAAAGCCTTACAAGAGAACACCATTAGCTACTCCAACAATGCGGCTTCTGCCGAAGAGTATGCGTCTACTTTAAAGAGAATGGCAGAACAGCAACAACAAGGAACACTGGATACCGATGAGTATCTTGCCGTAATTCGCAAAGTTAAAGATACTTATCCGGAACTGTCCAAAGAGATGATACTTGCCAGCGATAACATAGCAAAGCAAGCAGAAATTGTAGGACAAGCTGCCAAACAGTACAGAGCTTTAGCCGATTCTTATGCAAGAGCTTCCACACAAGATTTAGTTCGACAATACATAGAAGCTGGTAAAGAGATTCAGATATATACGGATTATCTGAAGTCCAATAGAGGTCAGTTCATGCAATGGATGACCGCTATTGTTGTTGGTATCCCTGCTATCATAAGTTCTTTTGTTCAAATGGGAGTTGGGGTAGATAAGAGCTTTACCCAAATGACTTGGGCTATAGCCCAGTGGAAACTAGCTTGGAATACTTCCGCTGTAGAAGCCTCTAAACAAGCTTCTGAAAAAGTAGGAGCGGCCATTGTTAAGCAAATGGATCTTTATAAAGAATTGGCTTCTGTGGTTATCAACTCAAGTCAGAATATAAGGCAATCCCTGATTGCCAGTATTCCAGATAAAGAAATGAAGATCCAAGTCCAGAAACTTGTCGATCAGCATGATTTTTGGGTACGGTCTCTCAAGGACGGTGTCAGTGAGATAAAAGCCAAAGAGATTGATGCTGTAGGTTTTATGGGTGGTCTTTGGGTAGACTACTACAGGAAACAAGATGAACTGGGTCAAGCAGAAGTCGCAAAGTATGCCATTCTTGCCAGAAAAAAGATAGATGCAGAAATAAAGGCAATGGCTAAAGGCGGAGCTGACAAAGAAGAATTGCAGAACAGGGAAATGGTTCTGCTTCAAGAACACTTCCAAAAGATGTACGATGAACGTGTTAAGCATATTGGAGAACTAGGTAAGCTGGAAGATAAGCTGTACGAAGCATCCCACAAAAGACGCAAAGACGCTTTGGATGTTCAGCTTGGTATGTTGGATATAGCCCAAAAACAAGAGATCATGTTACTCCAGAATGAGAACTTGAAGGAAGAAGAATTTCTTACAAAAAAGGAATCTATAGAAAACGCATACTTCCAGCGAAATAAAGAAGCAATAGCCGCTAATGCTGCGGCTCAGTTAGCTTCAATTGAGAGTGTTCGGCAGGCTAAGCTTGCCCAATTGGAGATCAACAAACAGTTATTGACGGACGAGGACTTAGCAGGCAGAAGAGCGGCCATTGAGGCTGAGGCTTCCGGAAGAATGGCTCAGGCTTACAAAGAACAGTTGGCCGCTCTGAAGACACATATCGGAGAAAAGCTTACCGAGTTTAATAAGTACAAAACGGAGTATGACAAAACTTTAAAGGAGATTGAGAAGGCTGAAGCTGACCATTTGAAAGTAGTGGCTAAAGCTAATGAAGATTTCCGAAAAGGGGAACTTGCCGCAGAGAAGGCTTACAGAAAGGAAATGGCTGATGCAGCTGTAAATGCGTCCAAGACTATAGAGGATCTCGAAAAGCTGAAGCGGGATGCTCTACAGCTTACGATGGACTATAAACAAAAAGCCGCTGATAAAGAAAGAGAAGTAAACGAGACAATTTCTAAAGGGTATCAAAAACTTCGGGAGATTGATCTTAACGGGGAAACCGAGAATATAAATGCCAAGATAAAAATGGCTAATGATTATTTCAAAGAAGCCGCTGGAATGATCAACGGCCTTGTGGTTCAGAATAAAACTGCCGATGGTCAGTTAGTACAAGATGATCAAGCCACCCAGGTTATAAGACTTAACTTGATAAATCAGCTTATTGAAGCGGCTAAAGAAGTTCAAAAGGCAGAAGAAGGGGCTGCCGAAGCTAAAAGGAAAAAGATAATTGCGGACTTGGAATTTGAGAAAGCGGAGACAATACGGGTATCCAGTGAAAAACGGGAAGCGATTATTAAGGATTTGAATGCCATTGCTGAAGCGGCTAAAGCTAATATGGAGAATATTCGGCTAGAGATAGTTGGGATAACAGCGGCTTATAACCAGATTGCTGAAGCAATGAAGCAAGCCTTAACGATCAATGCCGATACCACTCAAGTATATACAGAGCTTCAAAAACTAACGGATCATATTTCGGCAAGAACAAAGGCCGGAGATTATAAAGTGGTGTTAGATTTTATGGGGAAGGCTTCACCAGAGGCTCCATTCTCTGATACCATCACAGAAGTAACAAGATTAATGAATGAATTTGCGGAGTTTGTGAAAGGTATAGTTGCCAAATTTATTATAGAATTTCTCGGAGATGCCACAGGAGAGGGAACATCCACTCTGTCCTCTACTATAGCTTGGGTTGATGAGAGAATGACCAGACTTTACAATAAGATAAACGGAATGAGGGCTGTGTTCACTATTGTTACAAGATACGTTACGGAAGGAGAAGCTCCAGATACATCAGGATCTGATACAAGTTCTTCTAGTGGTAGTAGTAGCAGTAGTTCTGATGATGGTTATGCCGCAGGAGGACCTGTTCCTGGTTCTGGTGATTCTGATTCCGTACCAGCTATGCTTACTCCCGGAGAGTTTGTCATAAGCAAACCAGCTGTTAGATCCGTAGGGGAAGGTTTCTTGAATTTTGTCAATAGATTGAAGAGCTTTACTGTTCCTAAGTTTGCAATGGGAGGATCGGTTCCTTCGATGTCTGCCCGTAATTCGTCTGAAGAGGTGTTTACTCTTAACCTTCAAGCAGGAAATTCACAGATACCTCTTAAAGTTGTTGGAGACAGAAACACCATGAGAACAAATATTCGTAAGCTTGAAAAAGAATTAGGAAGAATGAGGTTGAGCCATGCCTAGTAAATTCGTCATATTCTCTATGGAGTTGGGTCCTTCTTTAGATCCTCAATCGTTCGGAACTCCTCCAGCTAGTATGGTAGTTTTTGACAGAGATCCTATAGCTACAGGAAGTTATAATCCACACGCTGGTTCTACTGTGAGAGGCTCTGTTATTCCTACTCTAGGCGGGGTAGTTATTCAAGACTTTGGGGTTCAGATACAGGATCAACGGATAGCCATCTCAGACGAAGCAGCCATGACGAAAACGACAATTGATGCACTGATAGCACTTTATCAAACAACGTCTGGTAGCTACTACTTTACCGACGGTTATTCGTGCTGGGAAGTACAGTTTGCAAGACCCGACGGGCTAGTGTATAGAAGAAACTTGCTGACCTCATTTTTCAATACAGCAAGATTTGACTATGAGATTAATCTTGTGGTGAAGGATACTGAAAATGTCTAGTAGCGGAGAGTATGGGTACAAATTCATACTGAATGGTACTACCGATATTACGGGCAAAGTGAAGTCTTTTAATATCGAAGCCAGCTTGGAGATGTACTGCCGGGAGCTTTCTTTTGAGCTTACGGATGAGGATCTATACGATTCGTTTGACTTCTCTATCATACCAGAAGCTCCTACTATAGAAGTGTTTACAAGGGTTACTGCATTAGGGGCTGTGGATGAATACGATGAGTACGATGAGTACGATGATCCAGCTTGGGTAAGTCAAGGGATTTACTATATAGAAAGACCGACATATTCAATTGGAATAAATGAAACGTCATTAGGAATCTGGGGAAGACAGTCCACAGCTATTCTCGGAGAACCTTTTGCTCAGAAGACTACAAAGCTTTGGGAAGTAGACACAACCTTCTATCAGATATGCCAAGAGATTGTAGAATCTGTAGGACTTGTGTGGGATTCTACCAGATGTGATATACAAGACTTCAAAATATATGCCGATAACTTTGAGGCAGACGATCAATATCCGATAGAAGTTCTGCAATCCCTTGTAGAGTTAGCTGTAGGAGAAGAGGGATTTGTTACTTGTGATCGACTTGGTTATGTCTGCATCAAGCGGTTAGATCGTTCTCCCTCTGTAGCCGACTTTGATATAACCGATCTTTCTGTACAGACATTCAATGAAGAGCCAGAGTGGCCTGAGTTCGGCAATCGAATAAAGATCATTCCTTCTGAAACAGTGTCCCAAGATAAAGTAGAATTGTTTATGGACAGAGAGTGTCTAGGAACAGGGGCGGCTACGTCTATAGATGTGTACGCTCAGGTTTGTAACGGAGATGGAACTCCGATAAACAATGCTGTTATATCTTGGTCTTTTGCTTTAGCCGCCCCTAGAAGTGTTTGGTTCAAATACTCTAACAATGTCGAAGGCTTCTACAAGACGGCTTTGCAGAACACTACTAGGATTTTAGTATCAAGGGAACTGCAAAAAGCTACTGGATTTCATAGCATAGAAGTCAAATTTGCAGTAGAATCCGTTGTAGGTATTTGGGCTTACTCCGATAAAAATAGAGTAACGAATCTTTGTCCAGAAGGATCTTATACTATAGATGGAAAGATAATCCATCTTGTTGATGTTGAATTTGCTTACTGTGACCAAACCGTGTTTGTTTCTTACTATGCTTCTGGTATGGCTAAGAACAATGTTTTGTATGAGATAGCAGATGGAGTGATCCTTGTAGAGCCTACGGGAGTTGATGATGTGGGAGATGTAATGTCGGTGATAGCAGAAGTATCTGGAAGACAGAGCTTCAAGGATTTATACATAGATAATCCGTGCCAGTGTGTAACTACTCTTACAGTAGAGACGGTTGATTTGGAAAGCACTACCCCAACTGCTCCAGTTGTGGTAACTCCTTACGCTCGCATAATAGCTACTACATATGGAAATCAAATGCCTCTAGGAGAATCTCAAGCTTTGTGGGCTTGGGAAAAAGATAAGCAAAGTCAGATACCTGCTGGGACAGTGTTCACTTGGACGTTGACAGGGTATGGCTCTTTAAGTGCAACCCAAGGAGTTTCAGTTATTCTCACAGCTCCTCCTATGGGGACTTCCGATCCTAATGGTGTCTATACTACCATTAAGTTATATCAAGATGGTACTTTAAAACAAACTGCTATGTTTAGTTACAGATCCTGGGTTTAGGTGATAATATGTCAGTTACAAAAGGGAAATCAATAGGAATTGTAGCAAGACTTGAAAATAGCGGAGAGCCAGTAACTGCTAATATTCACATGGTAGAAACTACTGGTCACGGTACATTAACTTGGGCAGACAAAACAACAGGTGTGGTCCTTGTTGAAAATGAAAAAGTTGAGGTGATCAATGATATAGTCGGACAATCTCAATGCGTATTGTCGGTTCCCCCTGATTCAGTTGTTGGTATATACCAAATGAATGATGATGAAGAACCTACTGGTAGCAATTTAGTGACTGTAGCCACTAAGTACGGAAGAACAATTGATCTGAATACACAGCTAGCTACCGGTTTAGAATTGCTTGCCTCTTACTACAAGGGAGGAGCTGTTCAAAATGAAATGTTAGGGGTTAGTGTAGGAACAGCAAGAATTGTTATATCTGCCGACGTTGCTTTAGAAAAAGGACTATCTCAAATCCTAGAAATTGAAGTTGTAGCCAAATCAACAACGGGTGGTAGTAGCGGTGGTAGCGGTGACTATAACACTTATGAACTAAGTGGTCCTAGTACCTTGAGTTGGGGAGGTCCTTCTTGGGGTGGTGAGCAAGGTGGATATTACTACCCACCTGGAGTTATCAATCAGAACGGAGGGTTTAATCAAACGCCTAATGATGGCGGGATTCCATTTACGTCTATATCTCTAACAAGATGGACTTTGCTTCACAAATGGATGTTTGGTGGTACAGGGAATCCTAATGGGGAAGATGTATCTCCTTTTATTACTAATATGATAATGACAGCATCATCTGGTTTGTGTGTTCGTTCTGGAACTTTTGCGGCGGGAAGTCGTATGGGTATATATGCAGTAGGAAAACCAGATGGTAGTGGTACTACACTAACTATAACAGCAGATTATGAGCATGGGGAACACAAAGGAACAGTTACCAAAAGTGTAACTTTAGCTTTATGATTTTCACAAGGAGGATGATATGTCGAGACCAACCGTAAACATTTTGTTCAACACTTCCACTAACGATGTGGCCTGCTCTAATCCTGCCGGGGATAGTAATTTTACATTACTGGGGGCTGGGGATTATCTAGTGTGGAGAGATGCCCAACAGAACAGCGGAGATTTGCTATCAGGAGTGAGTTACCCGACAGTTATTCCTGATACAGGGGACGAAGAAGCCGATAAGTTGTTCTTAATGGACTCAAGTTCGGGTCTGTATCTTGGTATTCCTTTAGCAGGAACTTCTGATGGTGGTTCTAGCGGAGGGGATACTAGGTATGTGTGTAGTGTTTGGTTTAGTGATATTACTGTAACCATTCCTTATCTTGAGGCTTACGATGACAATACTCATTTGACTTGGGCGGGTAAACCTTTAGGGGATGGCACCCCATCTGACAGTTGTTTAAAAGCAATCACAACAACAAACGCTTCCCCAGGAAGTGCTACTTGGGATGGTACTCCTCTAGCAGGAACTGATTCCCGAATAGCTTTAGATACAGTACCAATCGGATCAGCTAAGTATTTATACTGGAACATGAAACAAGTTCTATCTGATTGGATGGTCAACTGGTCCACTTCCGAGTGGTACAATACGTCAATGGTTCTTTCTATTCATTTCACCTATTCGTAAAGGAGCTGACTATGTGGAAAATCAAGCTGACGCTTGAAGGCGGATTAACTCACACCACTAATGATGTGAGAACAGGCAATCCAGGATGGGCTGATTGCAGACCTTCCGGAATCGAAAAATTAGAGTTCGAGTTTGTTGGCAAAGAAGAAGGTCGAGATGCTAAACTCAAGATCGTAATGGCCGGTATGAGCGAATACAATTTCTTTGTAGAAGCCATACGAAGTGTAATCGGAAGTAAAACAACAATCAAAGGTCTTTGGTTCTTAGGGAAAGTTCCCGGCACAAACAGAGTAACGGGATTTGTTATTCGGGATAGAGTCCAAATCATTAACACAGTAGCAGGTCAAGAATATACTGGTACTCCTACTGTGGGATGGAAGAAAGGAATTGTGGGGGGTAAGGTAATATCCACAATGGGAAGGAGTTTCTAATGATCGGTATTTCTACAACCATGAGAAATAGTCGATTGCAGTTGATACTTGATGCAATTGATTTGGGAGGGGATGAATACGGGGCGGGAATTTTGCTCATTTACTCAGGCACTCGTCCCGCTACAGGACTACCCCCAGATGAGTACGATGCTGTATTGGTAGAGTTTATGCTACCATTCCCTTGTGGAGTTATAAGTGATGGAGTTCTTACTTTCGGAGCTGTGTCCGATGTTCTTGCAACAGCTTCTGGAGTAGCTACTTGGGCTCGCTTGACCGATATAAACGATAACTTTGTTGCGGATCTATCTGTAACTTCTTTAGTAGGTAGTGGTGATGTGAAGATAGATAGCACTGATATAGTATCAGGTGGGGTTGTCCATTGCAATAGTGCTGTTATTACAGAAGGGAATGCTTAATCATGTCTACGTTGGATTTAGTCAGTTCTTTATCTGGAATCTCTGGTAATATACAACTGTCTCAAGAGACAGGTTTTGGTAATATTTGCATAGAACTAAGATTGGCTAAAACAACCTTTGACGATATTGCTTTACAGATTGAATGGCAAAAAATCCGAGCAGAAGACATTTTGCTTGTGTTTCAAGTACAAAGTCCTGGTTACTATAACTTTACCGATGCTAGTATCCATTTTGAAATAAGGACAGGTGTTTCTTACGAAGATGCCCCGATTATCTTTAGTATCGTGAGAGCTGTCCAATCCTTCTTGTCTTACATTATGGAGAAGCTTTACATCACCTGCTCAGAGATAATCATCCCTGCAATAGGTGGTGGTGATTTAGAGCTTCAGAACTGGAATGTAAAACCAAACACTACCTGGTATGTACAAGTCACAGGAACACTTGTGATTTTGTATGATACTCAGGCAGAGATGCTGGAGGCTTCTAATGCGGTCGCTTATGGTGTTGCTGACTCTTCTCGCAATGTGGTACTGTACCCTGTCGATGAATACGATACTTTGGAACTTTACTATGAGGATTTGCCCTATCATTTGTCTCTGTCCACAATCCTTGGTGATGAATATGATGAGGGGATTACCAGATATTTCAAAGTTAAACCCTTGACAGACATCTCCGAAATTCGGCATCCGATATATAACAATTCAAACATAGTCCTCATGAGGGGAGAGGCTGAATTGAACCTGCACACTTATTGTCGTCTTAACAAAGAACTCGTCTTGGGAGTGCATTTACCGACGGCAGAAGCAGGGGATATTATCAGTTATCAGAGTGCAAGACGAAACAAGACAGAGAAGAGCCAGATACTGTCTCAAACAATAAGTGGGGATACAGATTCCATTATAACTAAGATTTCAGTAGCCACTTACACAGAGTTAGTCCGAAGATAAGGAGTAGCCAATGAGTTTGCTGACCAAAATGAAAGATGTTAAGGTTGAACCAGCTTTCATCACCTCTATTGATAAAGTCAAAGGCAGAGTTGGTTTGTTTCTGAAGAACGGTTTGTCTACTACCGGAACTTATCTGTATGACATAAATGATTTGAGAGTAGGATTATCCGTTATTGTGAGTAAGGTTGATAATTTCTATGTCATTATAAATTTAGTCAATGCTGATTCTGTTAAAAAATCCTTTGCAAAAACAGCAACTTTTACAATGCCTGATCCTAACTTAGAACCTGTGCCGCCTGTAGAACCTCCAGAACCTCCCATAGATTGTCAATTGGTACTGACTTTTGACGGTACCGACGGGGGAACCGATTTTGAAGAAGAACACGGATTACAGCCCATACTACCACTATCCATCATAAACGGTGATCCGATGGCTCTCAGTGAATTTTGTGCAATAGACTATTCCAGATATAACTCTTCCCCGTCTTCTCTGAAGATGTTCTATCAGCATCCAGATTGGCGTGATCCAGCTTATACCAGTCCTACTCGTCTAGCTTATGATATTGGAGTAAGATTAGGGGATTTTACAGGAACCTTCTATTTTTCTATAGACCAATTTGATCCTGGCAACCATCCTATTGATTTTCTTCTGCGTAGTAATGATGGAACTGCTTATATAGAAACAGGTTTTTACAAGAATGGTAGTACCATAATAATGTATTGGTACTGTAACGATTTCGATGGTACTTACATAGGAGGTGATGAAGTAAATGTTACCTCTAGTTTCTTAATGACATCTTGGAATAAACTAGAATGGATTGTTGTCGGAAAGAATTGGACTGTAAAGCTGAATGATACTGTAGTTCTTTCTGTAGACGGAATAAGTTATAATCCATTCTTAGATGCTACAATAATGGAATTTTCTAATTGGTCTGAAACAGAAGGAACTGATTTCTGGCTAGATACTGCAAGTATCTGTGGTGATCCTTATGTTCCCTCTAGTTTGGACATACAAGTAATAGCTGGTCATGTTTTAACTCCTGATGAAGTAACTTTTTCATTTTATGCAAAAATAGGAGATGTATTTATAAATCAATCGTTTACTTCCACTTACTCAGACGGATACCACCACATTGTTTTTGAAAGTCAGATACCCGAATTTTATTTAAATTTAAATGTCGATCCTTTTAACGAACCAGGATATCCTATAATTGAATATGAGATGTATCCAGTTTCTGGGTGGATAACTAATTGGCATTGGTATGTTCCTGAGCAATATAGGATTTCTGAAGAAGGAACATTTCCTTCTTCTAGTGCAATGGCAGCTTCTGGTAGCTATGTTATTAATGTTCCAGGAGAGATTAGAACTGATTACTTTTATTCAACATAAATGAACCAACTTGACTACATGAAAGCGTTAGGGATTGAGGGAATGAAGTTCTCTCCCGGAGCAAAAAGAAAGACAGAGGATAACTGTCCTCTTTGCGGTAAAGAAATGAAAATTTACACAAGATCATGTGGAAGACTCGGATATAAAGCGTGTATATGTGGTCATTATGAAAGGATTGTCTTGACTTCCAAGTAAAATGGGAGTATGTAGAAAGTTTTTTGAAAACTCCTTGCATTTTGTCCTTTTTTGTGTATTATAAAAACATATAGATTTTATTAGAGGTTATCCCATGTGTGAAGAAAAGATAGATCCTACAGAAGAGGAAAGACTGAAGCTACTGAAGATGGAGAAAGCTTTTCTTTTAGAGAAGAAAGGAACCTCAGTAAACGGACTAAAACAGATGCAGGAGAGAGCGAAAGAAGGTCTGCTAGAACCAGCAAAGGAGGAATAAGATGTCCTGTATAAGAGCCAATGTTCCCATTGAAATTGTAGAGGGAGGGACTTTCGACAAAACCTTCATATGGAAGACCGGAGACCCTGCTACACCTGTAGACTTGACCGGCTATACAGCCAACATGCAAGTCCGAGCTAAACTCAAAGACACCACATCTTTGCTGGATGTACCTTTCATAGATGATGATTGGGCGGCAGATGAACTTACTGGTATCTATATCCCCCTTGCTGTTCCGGGTTCTTACCGAATCTATCTTAAAGACGAAAACACCTTAGGAATGTGTGCCTCTCACAAAGACATTGCTGGCGTGTATGATCTATTCTTGTATAACGCATCAGGAGAAGCTGTCCTACAACAATACGGGGTGGCTACTATTATTGCGGCGGTGACTAGAAATGAGTGATGAAGCCCAAGTCATTTATACAGACGGTGAGCCTACAGTAATCATATCGGATGTAACTCCATCTACTGTTACATTGATTGAGTCGATTGAGACTGGTCCTCAAGGCACACCAGGATGTACCGTTCGTAACGGTACTACAGCTCCCGACGATGCTGACGGTTTAGACGGAGATTTCTACATAGATACTGTTTTGTATAACATCTATGGTCCTAAGACCGCCGGTAGTTGGGGAAGTCCCACATCTCTTGTCGGTATTCAAGGAATACAGGGTATTCAAGGAATACAGGGTATTCAAGGTATTCAAGGATTCTCTGTACTGAATGGGGTAACTGCTCCAGATCCTAGTACAGGAGTGAATGGAGATTTCTATATTGATACTGCCGCCAGTAACATATACGGTCCGAAGACTGGTGGAGCTTGGGGAACTGCTACTTCTCTGATAGGTCCCACAGGTCCTCAGGGGATTCAAGGAATACAAGGTCCCCAAGGAGTTCAAGGACCCCAAGGAGTTCAAGGACCAGAAGGTCCCCAAGGAGTACAGGGAGTAAAAGGGGATGATTCTACAGTTCCTGGTCCCCAAGGTCCGCAAGGAATACAAGGTCCCGAAGGACCGGAGGGTCCGCAAGGACTTCAAGGATTACCGGGAACAGCTGGTGCAGAAGGACCAGAAGGTCCTCAGGGACCTCAAGGGGTTCAAGGGCTACAAGGATTACCGGGAACAGCTGGTGCAGAAGGCCCAGAAGGTCCGGAAGGCCCACAGGGACTTCAAGGATTACAAGGACTTCAAGGATTACAAGGACCGGAAGGGCCTCAGGGGCCGCAGGGAGTCCAAGGACCAGAGGGGCCAGAAGGTCCAGCGGGGACTACAGATCACGGTTTGCTGATTGGTCTTGATGAATACGAAGATCATCCACAGTACAAAGTAAAGTGCGGTGTGTCTGCTAGGACAGCCACTCTTTCTTATGCTTCTGGAATGTTCACTGCTACAAAAGTTACCAACTACGATGTGTGGACAGGTGGTAAAAGATGGCCGATCTCCGATACACGATCAGTAGCCATCCCTAATGATAATACTCTGTACTATGTGTATTTCGATGTAGACGGAGTAATGAAAGCTTCCACTTCTGTGTGGGACATAACAGGGGATGCCGCTCCATTTGCTATAGTTTACAGACTCAGTTCCTCCGTTGCGGCAATCGGCGATGAACGTCATTCCATGAATCGGGACAGACTGTTACATGCTTGGGCTCATGAGACTATTGGGGCAAGATATGATTCTCTGCATGGTGGTCTTACTGGAACATTCGGAGCCACTACATTCTCTATTACTCAAGGGGATATATGGGACGAAGACTTAGAGCATGAAATTGTCGGTACCCAGACTCAGTGCAGAAGATGGAGCCGTATAACAGGCGGGGCGGCAATGACGTTTGTAGACGCGGCTACCACGTTGTACAAGCTGAACGGGAGCAACATTCAGTATGACAATGCTCCGTTAACTGATGCGGGAAATAACAAGTATGTCTGCCATTATGTGTTTGCTACCAATGACATTACTACTCCGATATACTGTCTAGTTGGTCAGCAAGAGCATTCCACTCTTGCTAATGCTCAGAACGAAACGTCCCCGGTGTTTGCTGGGTTGTCCACTGTAGAGTGGAAACTACTTTACAAAGTTATCTACCGCAACACAGGCGGAACTCCGACATACGTTGCAACGATGGACTACAGAACTGTATCCGGTGTTGCAATAACATTCACTCCGACAGCTCATGCAAGTCTCACCGGTCTTGACGCTGACGATCACCCACAATACTTGAAAATTGCTGATCACGTTGCAGGTGAGACCGGTGAATTTAACACAGTGTTGAATGGGACTACAGATCCAGACGAGTACGATGGTTCTGATGGTGATTTCTACATCAACACAACAACCCATTACATCTTCGGTCCAAGAACTGCAGGAGTGTGGGGGGCGGGAACTTCTCTCGTAGGACCTGCTGGGGAAGGTACTGGTGGTGGAGATGGTTGGTTAGTTTCTCAGATATTTAATTAGGAGGACATCATGGCATCGTCATCAGCTCTTAAAAGAAAACTATCAGGATCGACAGATGGAAAGCCGATCAAGATCGCGGCTACAGCCACAGCGGGAACTTTGCTCCACACAGCCGTAGCAGGGCAGACAGCAGGAACCTATGATGAAATCTGGCTTTGGGCTTATAACAGTGATCTTAATGAAGTTGTTTTGACAATTGAATTTGGTGGGGCTGATGCTCCTGATCAGAACATAAAACTTCCTATTCCAGCATTGTCGGGCCTTGTTCCTGTTGTACCGGGACTAATTCTACAGAACGGATTAACTGTGAAAGCGTTTGCTTCCAAAGCAAATGTTATAACACTTAGTGGATTTGTCAACGCCATTACTGACTGAGGATAGACTATGCCTTACAAACATTGGAGAATCCCCATTCCGGCAACCAATCAATTACGCATTGATACAGTCGTTGCCATGATGTACCAGATGGGTTGGGAACTGCATGATCCCGGTGTAAAGGGTACAGCCACATTGACAGTTACCGGTAAGCCTACCAACGGAGAAACACTTACGATTGAAGGCAAAAACTATCAGTTTAGACCATCCCCCAGTGTAGAGGGAGAAGTCCTCATAGGGGTTACGGCAGCGGATTGTATGGCAAATCTTAGCAATGCTATAAATCATCTAGGCAACCCCGGTACTGATTATGTTTGTGCGGCCGCCGACCCATATGTAACGGCTACTTACGATGCAACCCATGTTTATGTGGAGTGTAGGCGTGTAGGAGATGTATGCAGAGGAATCTCCTTCGCAAAGACTTATGCTCTTGCTTCGGTAAGCGGATCTGCACTTGCCGGTGGTACACCTATAGTTTTGAAGAGCAACGGAGAAAAAGGAAATCGTCCTTATGGATATGTAGCGTTTGATCCAGAGTATTCAAGTGACAATTATTTTTTTATTAGGGTCTGCTTGTATTGGGATCTGGCTACTCATGTTGGATCGTGTTTTGCCTACGGTAGTGATGGAAATAACTACAGTTATTTTAGTCCTACAGAATTTTTTACAGTATGCGGAAGCAAAGACCTGGTCCTCTTTCATAGCGTTTTAACTGGAATTTCTTACTCAGGAAGGAAATTATTTGGGCACTTCCCAGCCAGAGAAGATTGGGTAACAAGAACAACAGCTGGCATCACTGCTGGTAGAAGGGTGTCTGTAGCCGTTCAATCAGCTATAAGGTTAGCCTCTGGAATGGTTGTAACTATTGTTGGTTTATCTGAGGGGAGGGATAAATTAATCATTGCTAGTGTTACGGATGATACCCATATTGTTATCGAGGACCTTCCTAGAGATTACACGGCAGGTGCCTATATTGGAACTCCTGCTATGAATTTTGGATGCAATTTTTCATCCGATAGTTATAATTGGTATGAAGTAGCTAATCCTAGTCATGTAGGGTTGGTTGCGGGGACATCTCTGATCAAGTCTACCGTATCCGCTTTTGGTCTTTCAGAGCTTGGACACGGAGACCCTGATGATTTTACTTGGAGATATAAGCTACAACCTATTCATACTGGTAGTGATTCTTCAAATCCATCATTGATATCCTTACAGACTGATGGTAATTTTGGAGCTATGGAGGGTTGCGTTGCAGGCGATATTCTGTTTATAAATAAAGATAGAAGTGAGCCAGAGGCTGGAACGATTAGTTCTTCTACTCCTACAACCCTTACGGATTCGACTAAAAACTGGATTGTAAACTCTCTTGCAGGTAAAAACATCGGTATTGTCAACGGGCCTTACTCAACGGTTGTGCGGAAAATAATCAGTAATACGGCAACAGTAATAACGGTGGATTGTGATTGGAAACTTGTCCAACTTCCACTTCCTAGTGACTACCCCGCTCCGGGATGGAGCTATCGGATTGCAGACTGGACGTGGAGAGCGATGGAGGTTCAGAATATAACATATTACGGACACTTTTGCTATAGAGAAATAGATTTTACTTTCACTTTATGAAAGGATAAGCCATGTCATACAAAGGGTATAGATTTCCATTTGTTTCTATTGCTGACAGCACTGCTAAACTCAGATCAGCTTTACTTGCGATGGGATGGGAAGAGCATGATGCTGGTGTAAAAGCAACGCAGACATTTACGGTGACGGGTCAGCCTGCTAACGGGGAAACAGTAACGGTAGCTAGTAAGACTTACACTTTCAGAACAACCCTTACACCTACTGAAGGGGAAGTTCTTCGAGGAGCAACTGCGGCAGCCGCATTAGATAATCTGAAGGCCGCCATCAATCATACAGGCACCCCTGATACGGATTATAAATGTGCCGTTGCACATACCTTAGTATCGGCTACGACAAACACGGATACCACTCAGGTAGTGGAAGCGTTAAAGGTCGGTGTTGTTGGTCATTATGCAACGACAGACACCTGTGCTAATGGAAGCTGGGGTGCTGGTGCCATGGCTGGCGGAAAACCGTTTGTCATGAAAAGCAATTCAGAGAGTGCAGATAGGCCATACGGATATGTTTCGTTAGATGAACACGGTTCATATATAATTGTAAAAGCTTTCCTGTATTATGATGCTGCGGCTCATGCAGGTACGCTTCCGGCGTATTTTAGTACGTCTTATTATACTTGGACTCCGTCTACGATTGTTGGAATTTACGGAAGCAAGGATCTTGTCTTGTTGGTAGGAACGACAGGGGCCGGAGCTATTGCAGACAGACACTGGTTTGGTCATGTCCCCTCATACTTAAACGATCTAGTGACAAACTCGACCGATGCAGTTACGAGCGGATCGAATAAGTCTATTCCAGTAACTTCGTCCGCAGGCTTTGGGGTAGGAATGTACGGTACGATAGTAGGCGTAACGGAAGGACGTGATCCGATTTACATCGAAGCCATTCCCGACGCTACGCATATACAGGTCACCACGCTTGCAAGAAATTATGCTTCGGGGGCATTTATCGGAACGCCAGCAATGATGTTTGGGGCAAGTGGTGGATCCTCAAATGTTAACAGTTTTTATGAAGTAGCAGCGTGGAATGCAGCCGGAACAACAGACTTCTCAAGATCCTGATGCCTTTTCCCAGAAGTACACATTGACCCCATGGATATTCAAATCCCAGGGAGCAGCTTACGGATATTGTGCGGCGAATATTCTTGGAGTTGAGGGAGTGTCTGGCGGTGAAGTTTTGGGTTGTAATACTGATAAGTCAATACCGGAAACTGGAACCACTTCCTCAGCAACTCCGACTACCTTGGTAGATTCTGGAAAATCATGGACTCCGGATGCTCTTATAGGCAAATATATAATCATTACAGACGGGACAGGGGTTGGACAAGTTCGGAAGATTCTTGATAACGATGGTACGAGCGTTACGGTAGATGCGTGGGCAACCGAGCCAGCAGCTCCTGCTCCTTACAGAATTGCAGATAAAGCGTATCGGGTTGTGTCTGATGCTATCTTTACAGCAACTAATCATACGGTTGCTCTTGAAACTGATTTTACAATTTAATAAGGAAGGAAGAAATGGCTAATATCTACAGAGAGGCGGATGACCAAGGTGCTTGTGCCGGTTTTCAAGGGGCTAATTGGGTACAAAATGTGCAGTCTCCTACCGGATGGACTCAGTATACCATTGTTAGGATTGGTGAGTTTCTTAAACAACCAGAGTTTCCTGTGACAAAAGAACCGTCGTTACTTATCCCGCGAGGAGTTAGAAGAGGGTTTTAACATAAGATTAAGGAGTAGCAATGCTGGATAGCTTGGATCTGCTTTTTAAAAACTTGAAGGACCCGATGATGGTTCTTGTGTTCATGTTGATCATCGGCGGTTACATCGGAATGGGCTGGATAATCAATGGTCTATTGAAAGTAATCAAGACGAGGGATGAATATGTCAAAGATTTACACGAATGCCTTTCAACCGGACTCGGAGAAAGCAATAAGACCCAGGCCAAACTGGTTACTCTCATTGAAACCGTCGTATATAGAGGGAGGGGCGGCAATGGGAATCTTGGCTAAGCTTATGAAAATCCTGCACAATGAGGAAGCTGTAGAAAAGGTGGATACTTGCATCCGAGAAACGCAAAGGCTTATAAAGGAGCAGGTGGAAATGAGGGACCGTCTGGATAAAGTATCCGCGACGTTAGACGGAGAAGAAGATTGGTTCATAACATTTCACAGGAAAAAAGGAGTACCTTAATGTCCATAAACTGCACCGAAACGTACAACGCTTATAACTTGATTTCAGCTTGTTTTAGTTACGGAGAATGTGTCCAAGACGAAACAATGTGGTCTTATATAGTGGCTGCTACTCTCAATCTTTACGGAATAGGTTTGTTTGCTTGGTGGTGGAAGAAAGCAGGAAACCCTTCTTCTGTCTATATGCTTGTTACCTTTCTTTACGTCGGATCTTTTTTAGAAAGCATAGCGTCTTTGTATGCCAGAGTCAGCTACTTTGTGTACGGATCAAAATACTGGGAAGCTTTTATTATAGAGTCAGTAGTTTGGCCTTTCCGAAAACTTATAACTAATGCGGCTTTGCTTATTCTAGCCATACACATGACACACAGGGCTTGGAGCAGAAGGCGTAACATAGATCATAAAAGGAGGAATGGGGATGTCTGAAGAATGGTTGAGAGTAACTTCCCAGCAGTATCTGGATGCAAACGATGACGTAAGAAATGGCAAAGCAGATCCTTTGCGTCATGCTCTTTCTCGGGTCATTGATCTAGGGGAACCCAGATGTCTCAAATACCCAGCGGCTCTTGATACACCAGAAGGGAAAGCGGCATACTGGAAAGCATGGAAAGACGTAGCTGATGCTAAGATGGATCCTCTGAAACATTACATTCGACACGGGTGGAGAGAGCCAAGATGGCCTCTTCCTGGTACAGTAGTTATTCCTCCCACTCCACCTACTCCTCCTACTCCTTCTCCCTCAGGAGAGATCATTCGTTTTGATGCAATCCCAGCTCTTGACGATCCAGATAACTGCTACTTTACTGGGTGCAAAGTTAACGGTAAGATGTGGTTTTGCACTTACAAAGATGGCAGTTATACATCATATCTGAAAGACATTACGGGGAAAGAACTGGCTCGTTTCAATGCAGAGTCTGGCTTCATGATTATTGCTTTCAAAGGAAAGTATTACATGAGCCAAGAACACGGGGACTACCCGAAAACAGATCGTGGTCGTATTCTTCAGCTTCAGGTAGACGGGTCTTGGAGACCTGTTTACACCCATCCTCGTTGGCATCTGATTACAGAAATGCACGTTCACGGAGATTATCTGTATGCTACGGGATGCAGATGGGATGATGATTCAGACCCTGCTGGAATTATCAGGACGATTGACGGTACTAATTGGGAACTGTATAACGAAAGCAAGAATGAGTATCGCTTCTGGGGAATGACTTCAGAGGGCGGTAACCTCATTGTTGCTTCTACTTCATCCGGAGCCGATTGGGGAAAGAACAATTGTCGGCCTACTGTGTGGAGAAACAGAGATATGATCTGGACTGACTACGATCATCCTATGAGTGGCTTTTGGGCCGCTGAATACTGGCCTAAAGTGAAGGACACTTTCCTCGGAAGATGTGGGGATGGTGCTGTAGTCAGACTGTCCGATCACAAAGAAGTATTGACAATGAGTGGATGCGATGCTATCCATGATCTTCTGATTGATAAGAAGACAGACACATTGATGGCTTTCTGCAATAGACCAGGAAACGGCGGGTGTATTGTCAAAGGCACTAAGACAGGAAATCCAGGAGATTGGTACACAGTTGATGAGGGTTTCTCAGTGCCATCTATCATTGATGGTTACTATGATGATGAAACCGGAGATGTTTACTTGATGACAGGTCTTTTCGCAGGACGCGGCAGGGTGTACAAGAGTGTAAGAAAAGCGGCATAACCAAGGAGGTTTTTATGTTTGAAGGATTGATCAAGAAAGAAGTTGATTCATTTATCCAAACTACGTTTACCCCTGAGAAAATTGCGGCACTGAAAGCCAGTATTGTTGCCAAGATTGCAGAAGAAAGACTTGTCGAGAATCTGGTAGACAGTCTCATTGATTCTGCCGCAGCCGGTATCACTTCTATTGCTAAGGATGTCGAATGAACCTAGCCTTCCTCAAGCTTGACGAAAAGCAAGTGATGGGTCTTACAATATACGGGGAGGCTAGAGGAGAGCCGATAGAGGGAAAGATAGCCGTAGGGACTGTGATTCTTGAAAGAGTTGATCACAGAGATTGGGACGGAACTACTGTAAAAGAAGTTTGTTTAAGGAGACGGCAGTTTTCTTGTTACAATGAGTTTGACAAAGAGTACGGAAAGATGCTACACATAGCTGAAAATTGGGATGAGTGTATTGCCACCGATTTCTGTCTTATGAATTGTTACACAGTAGCAGTAGGTTTGTTATCTGGCAAAATTCCAAGGGATCCGGTTCTTTCTAAAGCCCATGTTTGTCAGTATCTTAATCCGAAGTATGCAGAACCTACAAAGGATATATGGATTAAATCAGGAATGAAAGTCGTAGCTACCATAAAGAATCACGAATTTTTTGCGTGAAGGAGGACAAACATGAATTTCTTTAAAAAGTTGTACAATAGCCCAACGGTTAAGCGTATCTTCAGAGGAAGTGTTGCCCTAGCAGTTGCTTATGGTCTTCAAGTTGCGGCGACAAGTACGAATCCAACAATTCTGCTTCTTGGTCCTGCTATAAACGGAATTGGTAAGTGGCTTCGTGACAAGTATAAAATCCCCAATGTCCCTATATAAAGGAGGTGGTATGCCTGAGCTAAACTTGTCTTTAAGTGAAGTCAAATTGATCGAACCACCTATGGCAATATATTGTTTTAAACCAGGGGCATTCTTCACTTTTGGTGTGCAAGGTAAAACCCATAGTTTGTATAGTCACTTTATGTGGCTCGTAGGAAAGAATGAAGTAGCCACTCAAGGATGGGTTTTTAAGAGTGCTACACTAGATGACTACTCCAAATACTACATGAAGTTTGTCTATAAGACAGATTGGACTGCCGAGCAGAAACGGAAGATCATCGAAAGCTTGCGAGCTGATTTAGCTAAGCCGAAGTGGGAAACTCGTTATGATGTGTGGGCATTGTTTGGGCATCTTCTCAATATGAAATGGATTCAGTCCAAACAGTTTGAAGTGTGTAGTGATTCTGGAGATCATTTTAAACACGGAGATGATCGTTATAACTTGAAAGATCCTACCCCAGAAGATGTAAACAAATGGACTAAGAGCGTCGGCGGCTATGAAGTATATGGCCGGTACTGTGCCGGAGATTAGGAGATTTATGTGTATTCTGCTAACAATATTGGTAATCCTTTTGCTGAGTTCTTTCTTTGCATACTTTGTAGGACGAATCTTAGCAAAGCCAACCCCAATTCAAAATGACAAGGAGAGTTAAGATGAAGAAATTATTGTTAATCGTGTTTGTGGTCATGTCTTTGTTTCTATGTCTGCCAGCATTTGCCGCTGATCCAATTACTTTTCAGTGGGAGCAAGATGCCGCAGACATTCCCAACTTGCAGGGTTGGAATTTCTATGTCAGTGATGTCAACGGTCCTCCGTGGGTAAAGATTGGGACAGTGACTTACACTACTGGCAACGGTCCTTGGACTGGAGACATTCCACTTACTGTAACAGGAGCACCGGGAAGTACAGTTACGAAATACTTTGCGGCAACTGCTGTAAACAAAGATGGATTAGAATCGACCTACGCAACAGGTCAGCCAGCAGCTACGGAGGTTAAGAAAGACTTTAAAATTCCGTGGGGTTCTGTGGCAGGACCGTTTAACTTCATGATCAAGGTTATAGTAAAGTAATCAGCAAGGGGGCGGGCTAACTGCCCGCCCCTTTCGTACACTTCACTTCTGAAACCCCGTCAACATTATCCACTTCAAATACTGTATCAGCTTTGTCGATGATCTCTGGAATATGGGAAATGATGATATGCTGAATGCCTAGCCGTTCTCCCAGCGTGTGTACCATTTCAGAGCATTTGCTTTGCAAGTCTCTACTGACATACTTGAACGGCTCATCCAGAATGAAAGTGTTTCTTGTGGGTTTTAAAGACCACAGAGCAGGACGCAAAGCATAGGCGGCAACATCTATCGGTCCTCCCCCAGAAACATCAAGTGGTCTACCCTCATTGCCCTCTTTGACGAAAAGAAGATCGGCCTCAGTTTTATTCCTTCTCTGTACAAAACGTAACACAAATACATATGGATCAGGGAACACAGAAGCCAGAGCTAATGTCACAAGATTGGAAATGTGATATTCGATCTGTTTCTGGGTTTGCTCGGCTACCGTTTGAACAACTATGCGAGCTTTCAGAGCTACATTTAGATAAGTTTCTTCGGCAGAGAGATTGTCTACCACGGTATCCAGCTTCTTCTGATAGATGTCTCTCTCTGTTACAGCTTTGTCAAAGCGTTTTCGGAGAGCAACAATGTCTACCATTGGTATTCCTCCTTAAGCTTAGTGTAATCGGCTTCAATCGAAGAGCCCTCTTTGGTAATGTCTTGGTCTAGTACCAGCAGAGTCTTGTCTATCTCCCCTTCGGATGATAACCCGTGGTTTTTCTTCAGTTGGCTTAACAGCTCCGATTCCCGACCCTTTAGATTTGCCGAACTTATCTTTGCCGAATCTATTCCCTTTTTGAGTTCTAATAAATCTTTTTGTATTTCCGGTACGTTCATAAATCAACCCCCTATTCATTACATAGTAAATGGCTATCTTGCCAAATTGACTGAAATACTCTACCATAGAAGAGAAAGTCTTATTGTGAAACTGTTTCCAGTAAGCTGGCTCTTCCACTACAATGTCTTTCTCGTCTACAATCATACTGCCGGAAGCTTTAACTGTCTGCAATCGCAATTGTTTTATGACAGCAACCTCCTTCCAAGTATGTACAGGCTAATGATGGCAAAGAACTCAAAAGAAGGAGCATGTATTCCTCCGAAGTGAAGCAATACGGCAATGATTGTTATCACTATTAAATCAACCAGCATTGTTTCCTCCTTGCAAGCTCCACTTTACGGTTTCCCTAACATCTGGTTCAATATTGTTTTCTTCCATAAAAATATGGATGTTGTCTTGAAAACTCGTACCGACTTTCTTATGTCCGGGCATAGTCAAAGCCTTTACAAAGGAATCAAGCATCTCGTTCTTTTGCTCTTCTTTAACCTTTGTCTCTAAGTCAAAAACTTCTGACCAATCCTGTACCGGTATGTAGTATTTCTCATACGTTCTTTTTACTGTATCAAAGATACAGTAAAAGGGCTTATGGTAAATCTGATCTATTTTTGAACGCATGAGAGATCCACAGTTGATAAGGTGTCTTTGCTTCGGACCACCGGTAGAGATTATAAACCCTTTGTGATTGTCTCCGCTTACGATCAAATCAAATTCCGATTTTGACAGAAGAGAGGAACCTAGAACATGGCCTTCTTCCCATTTTTCTACATGCCGATCCACAATTAGACGATGGATAAGCAAGATATTGAATTTGTTATGATGGTCAATCATCGGAATCTCCTCTTCAAAAGAGCATCCGTAAATATCGACTTCTGGAAAACTGACATACTCTTTGTTTGTTAAAATCCTGAAAGATTTCAACGCATCTTGCAAAGCATCTATCGGGGTATTGCCGTTGTTTCTGTACAACAGATCATGTTGTCCATATACTGTGTGTATAGTGGCATCCCGCAGAAGACTTAACAAACGCCGATAAGACAGATAGTTAAGAAGGGCATTATCGGTAATGTCCCCTCCCAGTAACATCGGAGCTTCGTGTTCCAGAGATGCAGTAAGTAAGTGTTTTATCTTACCCTCTTGAACTTTTGGG